TCGTTAATTTTATTGCTGGCTTTAATCAGCACTTCCACAACAGGGAAGAAGCACAGGCTGCTTTAGGCTTCCCTTGTCAATTTAGTTCAACCGACTACAAGAGATTCAAGAAGTGTGGCTGGACAATCATCAGACTTGATTTAGGTGGTCATATCATTAATCCTAAGTAATCATGCAACTTCCTGAAACACCTTTCAAAGAGAATCTTTACCATCTCTTAAGATTCTTCGCCTTTTTAATTGGCGCAATGGCACTCACATCCTTTTAATTTTTATAAACAAACCAAACATGGCAATTATCGCAAAAAGTTCAGGCGAATCATCTCAGAGAGAATTGATCGCAGCAGGTACATACCTCGCAAGATGTTATTCAATGGTTCACTTAGGTACTGTTAAGCAGTCTTACCTCGGTGAAGAAAAATGGACAAATCTTGTCCGCATTACATGGGAACTACCCACAGAACTCCGCTGCTTCAACGCAGACAAAGGAGAGCAACCTTGTGTAATAAGCAAGGAAGTTACTTTGTCAATGAATGAGAAATCAACTCTCAGAGCATTGCTCACAGGCTGGAGAGGCAAGGCATTCACAGATGATGAGGCAAAGGAATTTGATGTTACTAAGCTTCTTGGAAAGCCATGCATGATTAGCATCTTCCATCAGGCCAGCAAGAGCAACCCCGAAAAGAGTTATGAACGCATAGCTTCTATAAGTCCGGTGATGAAAGGCATGGAATGCCCTCCTCAGGTTAATCCATCTTTTGAGTTCTCAGTAGGCGAATATAACCAGGCTAAGTTTGACACTATGCCGGAGTTTCTCAAGGAGATGGTCAGAGGCTCAAAGGAGTTTCAGCAAATGCTTCAGCCTAAACCAGTGGCACAAGTGACACCAATGGCACAAGCACCAGTGATTAATTCAGTTGATGACCTAATTGATGATCTCCCTTTTTAATCATGGGAAAGGTAATTGATGTAGATGGGTATCCAGTTTCTTTTGAAGAACTGGAACTCATAATCCAGTCATGCATAAAAAGAGCATTATATCCTGCCTCTTTTCCTCAGCCTAAGAGAATCAATTTAATTCCTTTGAGCAAAGCCTGCCACATTTTAGGAGTTAATAAATATAGGTTTTCCTATAAGGCTGAAAAATTAGGTATTACTCCTCACATTGTAAATGGGAGAAGTTATTTCTCAGAGTACCAATTAAGCCAGTACTTGGAGACAGTTAAGAAATATCCATACATGAAAAAACATTTATCATAATCATGGCATCACTTTGGCAATTAACCCAAGAAGAACTCTCCTTTATCAGCTTGATGGAGGAGAATGGTGGAGAAGTTACAGATGAACTTCTCGAAGACTTAGCAATCCGTAGAGATAACTTCCAGCACAAGGCTGAAGCCTATGCTAAGTTTATACTAAAGCTTGAATCTGAGTCTGAGCAGGCAGCTGATGAGATCAAGCGGATTCAGGCCATTAAGAAAAGCAAGGATAAGACAGTGGACAGACTTAAAGAGACATTGCTTGCTGCGCTTATGTTATTTGGTCAAGAGGATAGCAAAGGAGTCAGGAGATATGAAACTCCACTTGCTAAGTTATCGACTCGCAAAAGTGTTTCTGTAGAGATTCTTGAGGAAGGCAATTTACCTCCAGCTTATTGGCTGATTAAGAAAGAGCCTTGGAAGTCGGAGATAAGTAAAGCCATCAAGGATGGTGAGTATGTACCAGGCGCACAACTGAAAGAGAATTTATCACTGAGTATTAGGTAGTGTTAATTTGGTTAGTTTGAACAGTTTTTCGACAAAAAAAAGGGAGGTTTTTGGCCTCCCTCTTTCATTTCCTAAAGATTAGGATTAATCAGCAGTTTTAGGATTAAGCAGCAGTTGTGAACTGAGCAGTAAAGATACCATTCACTCCTTCATTGCTGTCTCCAGCAGGGAATAGAGTAGTTGGTGCAGCGAATACATCAAAGTAGCACTCCATCCAAACTGCATAAGTTTCATTGCACTCATCAGGCAAGATGCGAACATCACACTTCACCTGTGGCAATCCTGGGATTGGCATAGTAAAGCGATTCATTACACCAATCTGACCATAAGAACCTACATATTGAAGGAACGGAGTGTAAACAAGTGAACCTGGAGCAAATACAACAGCAGAATCTTCATCAGTAAGAGCAGTTGCTGCATTGGTGTCAAAATAGAACTCAGCAAGTCCAGTGTTGTCACGAACAGTTGAGAAGTTGATACCATTAGCACCTTGACCGAAGTAACGACTATCGTTCATCCATACTCTTTGCAATGCACCAGCACCACCAACGATGATTGGAGAACCATTGAAACCGGTGTTCATATAGTTCTGCTTCATGCCGAATAGACCAGCAGCATAGATTGAACCATCTGTACCTTCTACTACATAAGTAGGGTTGGATGCACCACCATACCAGTTACCAACTGAACCGGAGATTGAAGCAAGAAGGTCGGCATTCATAGCTTGAACAAGAGCATTTGCAGACAATTGGAAGTCTACGAACATCTCACGAACAACAGACAAAGCACCACCAGCAGCACCGATAGCATTTGCACGAGTTACAATCTGATTAGGATCAGTTGAGCCTGTCAAAGTAACAAGTTCAGAATAAGCAGCGCAATAGGTACGAAGTTGAGCCTCAGACAATGTAAAAGAAACACCACGATAGTTGTTTACCTGAAAGGTAGACTCAATGTAGTTCATCTGCTCACCAGGTGTGCAGTTTTTAGTATCAACTGCATCGGAAGCAATCTGACGCTGTTTGAAAGTTACACGAACCTCACGGCTTGTTCCAGTTCCATTGTCGTTTGCTTGGCGAATGATTTGACCACTTCTAAGGTTAGATGGGTCATTCAAAGCTGCAAGTGTTCCACCATGGATGGCAACATTAGCCGGGTTGTTTATTAGGTTATCTGAAAGCGATGTTAGAATCGCTGGACAGATGTTAGCTGTTGATAATGACATATTATTTAACGCATTTGTGCAGCCACATTAGATATGTCTGCGAGTGCGCCTCTGATTGAGGCAGGGATTGGTGTGCCTTGGCTTTGCCCTTGAGCATAAGCCGGAATTGTGGGTGTGCCTGCTGGTAATTGAGAAGGAGTAGTGCCACCTTGTCCTTGCTCTTTTAACAGCTTATTCTCTTGCAAAACTAATGCAGAAAGGTCAGAATAACTAAACTCTCTTCCATTATGCACCAAAGGTAATGATGGGTCTTTGGCATTCACCAACTTAGCAGCATTCCTTTCGGCATCATAAATTATTTGACCATCTAATTGATGAAGTTTCTTTTCAAGTACTGCCTGGTAAGCAGGGATTCGAGCAGCATCAGGTATCTGATCATTCCATTGAATGCCATTAAGCTGAGTCTGTTCCCAAAGTTGCTTCATCTTGCTGACATATCTCTGCTCGATAAGCGACTTGTCGGCCTCTGCCTTACTAACCAGGTCATCATACTTGGATTGAGCCTCTGACATTTTCTTTAAGAACTCCTCAGACTGGTTGGAATTGACTGAGTTCTTAGCCTTCTCTTCAAGTTCCTTCATTTTCTTGAGAGCAAGTTTGATTTTATCCCCTGAGTTCTTAGTGACTTTTAACTCTTCGACAGCATTTCCATCAAGACCATACTCTTTAGCCATCCTGACAATTTCCTCATCATAGCCCATCATGTAATTGCTGATGAAGTGCTTTTTAAGGTCAAGGCTTGTCTTGGCAAGTTCAAAATCATAAAGATTGGTGTTGAACTTATTGCTAACTGCCTCCGGTACTTGAATATCATTCAGAACAGATGCTGAAATCATCAAGTTAAACTCAGGATCATCTGACACCCCGGCTCTTTTGGCCTGAGCAATCAAAAATTCTTTAATATTCATGCTCATATCTGTGGATTAGAAAATGATTCAAATAATTCAGTTGTGTCCAAAGTAGGCTCATCACTTACTTCTTCAACTACTTTCTTTTTGCGCTTAGGTTTCTCCTCAGATTCAGCAGCCAATTCAGCCTCAAGTTCTGCTCTTACTTGTGCCTTAAGTTCTTCCTTAAGTTTAGAAAGCAATTCAGGACTGCTGAGGGAATTTTGATCTCCTAATTTAGCTGCTCTGCCAATGTAAACATCACCAGTAGGTCTAATCCTTGCCCAACTGAATGAACGCTTATTAACTGGCTTAGACAACTCCCTGAGAGCAATCGCAGCATTAACATTCACATTAAATGGCATGTCTTGTGCGCCTGTTACTGGGTTAATTTCCCATCTTACAACTGTAACCTGAGTCCGATTGCCTTTATCTCTGATGGCATCACGGATGTACTGTAAATTATCCATTTTATAAATTGTTTAAAAATTACCCTGTGTGATGAATTGTAGAACGAAATTTTCCGTTTACTGTTTCTTGGCTTGCTATGTAAGGCTTAAAGCCATAGGCAAGCATATCTGATTGAATAACCGAGGCCATTCCATCAAGCCCATTATTCTGAACCCTTGTTCTTTCCTCATAAATCTTAGCCCCATTAAGGCTTAAAATATAGGCATGAGTCAGCCACATGCCATCTCCTTTCCAAAGGTTAGGCAGGCCATCAATTTCTACCTTCTCAATAATCTGCTCTCCATAGCCTGCATAATACTCCCAACCTAAATGCAATAGATCAAACTCAGGCAACTGTCTCCAGTTTGTCGATAGTTGATTAAGTTTATCAACATCAAACCGAGCATCATCTTCCAAAACTAAAACATATTCAAGCCCATGATCAATTTGCTTCTGCCATACTTCACGATGAGAAGCACAGCATCCAATTTCTGATAGACTCATCTTAGACCTTTTATGCTTTATCTTTAGGCTGTTGTCTACTCGATGCTTGATAAAATTACCATCATTTGCAACATGACACTGAGCCTCATTACCATACTTATCAACTAAGCCAATTGCCTTTAGATGCTGAATCAATTTCAACTTTCTAATAGGTGTCTTCTTAAGGTTTATATAATAGATTGCATCAACAGGCAAATTCACAATTGATTCTCTCTGTGACTGAGAGATTGATGGTGAAGAAGGCTGTTTCAAAATTCCTTTCTTCGAGGCCGAAGAATTGTCTTGCGATTGCCTTTGAATCATAATCTGTGGATTCGTAAGTTATTCCCTTTGTTCGGTTGATAATAGAAGTAATGGCAAACTCTGCACTTTCTAAAGTGGTATTTGCCACAAGTTTAATTGTTACTGTCCTAAGCAGGCTATTGGCTCTGCCTCCGGCTGGCTGTTGCTGAACTGAGGCTGATTCCCTGACCAGGAACATGACTAACTTGTAACCATCATTGACAGCGCAGTAAGTTGTTCCATCCTTAGTCACATAATTGCCAGCCTGATTTTCAATAATGCTCTCAACTGCTTCACCATAATTGAGCATCTGATTGCCCGGATAAGTTCCAGCCAAGTTATTGCATAGGTCTGCAATTGCACTCTCTACGGTTACCTTGGTCAATGTCATCTGCTCAAATATTGAATGGCAAGCCTGTTTATTGTTTGCAGGCTCTGCTCTAACTCTTTGTCTGTGAGTTCAAATATAGCCCCAAATCTTTGTTCTAAATAACCTGCAATTTTATTTTGTTCTGCTGAGACAAAGGTAACACCATAAGCTTGATCTGAAATAGGGATTGGCCTCCAAGTTGCCCACATGTCTCCGGTAAGAGTTAAGTCCATGTAAGCAGTCTGCCTGCCTAACTTCTGCCTGAACTCCTTATAACTTCCAAAGGAATCACCACCACCAAAGGCTCTTTGTTGCCTCTGATTTGCAACATCTCCAAACCTTCTACCTATTGGGCTTGATGTGCTAAAGCTTTTGCCTGAGTCATAAGGAGGCAAACTTGTGCCATCTGATTTCTTGCCTTCCTGTTGCACTCTGCTCTGAACTGCTGAAGCAGCATACAAAGCAGCCTCTCTGAGAACCTTAGAAGCTTGTGAGGCATCCTTAAAGTTCTTGAACTGTTGCCTCAGGAAAGCAGATGTAGAATCATAAACTGGCATAATTCTTAAAATATTTTTGCAGATATAAAACCAATGGCTTAGTATTGCATCCAAATCTAACCAAAAAAAAATGAACACAAAACATGCAAAAGTAATAGATGTCATGGATGCAATATTCATTGACCTAATCACAGAAGACCTGAAAGAGATTCAAGAGGCTGTCTACCGCTATGGTGGTAATGTCATAGTTTATGAGATTGGAGATGAATTTAGAATTTCTTACACACTAAATGCCCATCCATTCTCAATGATGATCTATGGCATTCACATCAACAAGGGCCAATATGATTGCCAAGTCAGAGCCTTCGGGGGTCAGGTAAAAGATTTTAAAAAAGGCACTAAATTAGTCCTTATTGATAACCTTTATTTTTTAGAGCATGAATCGGGAAATTAAAGACTTGCTTAAAAAAGCAGTCATAGTAGGCTTTACCTATTCGGTTTACCTAATCTTAGCATCATTGCTAATAATCAAGTTTGTGGCATATGTTTTTCAAAAATAATAAATAATTATGGCTAAGGAAAGATTATACAACAAGATTACAGCAAGCTGCACGGATGAAGAAAAAGATAGATGGCTTGTGGCAGTAGGTCAGCAATCGGCAGCAATGGTGCTGAGAAAGATTATAAGAGAGTACTGCATTGAGCAGGAGACAAAGAAGGAGGAATTAAAGAAGCTTAAACTTAGCGATAAGTAAGGATCATGCTGGTTGGTGTAAGTGCGAATAAATAGCACCTTGGGTAACAGGCTGACTCATAATCGGCAGATGGAAGTTCGAATCTTCCACCAGCACCTAAACAATTAAACAATGGCAGACATTACCATGTGCGATGGCACTGATTGTCCAATAAAAGACCAATGTGATAGGTTCACATCTAAGCCTAATGAGTACAGGCAGTCATACTTTGTTAATGTTCCTGGAAAACTTGATGAAGATCTACAATTTATTTGCGATTGGTTTTATGGAGATATTCAAGCAAGCATTATGAACCAACTTAAAGACATTGTCAATGGAAAGTAAACAGACAGCAGTAGAATGGTTGGTTGACCAAGTAGAAGATTTTATGGGGTTGATACCAACAGACATCATTGAACAAGCCAAAGCAATGGAGAAGGAGCAGATAATGGATGCTCATGAAAAGGCTTACATTGATATGAATTTATCTTTTAGGTCGGCAGACAGAGCAGAAGACTATTACAACGAAACATACAAGAAATGAAATGGCTCTTGATTGCTCTGCTATTTATATCCTGCAAAAAAGATAATTGCCAAACCTGCACACAGATGCTTTCTGAAGATTACTATCCGGCAAGGGATGGTTATCCAAAGACTACTTCAAGCAGTTACTATTCTTGTGGCCCAAACAATTCTTGGATAGGCAACCAAGTCAATGTGCAGAGGTTTATCCTTAGTGATACTTTAGTCACTAAAATTTTATCAGTGGATTGCAAATAATTATACTTTTGCACTATGCAAGCAACTCAGATTCAGGAACTAATTGACTGGATAATTGACCATGAAGGTCACATTGATTGCAATGATGTCTTAATTAAGGCTGAACTAATAAACATGAGGTCAAGACCAAGGATTGCAGGCTACCTTTATAACGGAAAACTTTACAAATCAATAGATGAATTTAGGCTCTCTACAATGAATGATGTTGATGATCCTAAACCACTTTTTTATTCTTGGTAACTATGGGCGCAATAACTGACTACTTCGGGGCAGAGACTACTTCTAAGACTAATATTTTAATTGACCATCCTCAGCACTATGGTGGAGACGATAACCCTTATGAGGCAATCAAGGTGATTGAATCTTGGAATCTTGACTTTGCTTTGGGCAATGTGGTTAAGTATATCAATCGGGCAGGCAAGAAGGGAAGCAAGTTGGAAGATTTAAAAAAGGCTCAGTGGTATATGAACCGAGCAGTTGAGCAAGCAGAAAAGTTTTAATTATACCCTTTAGGATATAGTTTGAGCATAATTGCAGAAATTATACCCTTTCGCATATAAAATAAATAACCCCTCCGGGTGAGCATTGTAAAGAGGCTTGAGGGGTCTTATTACACTAAATCCATCTAATTCGATGGAATTGCCGTTAATTACTGAATTCTATGGCCTGACAAATCCCTGCTGGATAAGTCCGGCATTGTCACAATTAAAGCAAAGACCTTCTCCTCTAAGGTTTAACTGTCTTGCCCAAATAGCAAGCGACTGATTGTAACCATCTAAGAAGGTAGCCATAGCCCTTTCGGTGAACTCTCTGTTGCCTTGGCTGAAATAGTTAGCCCTTGGACTTGCAACCTTAGCCCAAAGAATCTGATAGCAAAGCAGGTTAGCCCATGCATCAACAAGAAACTCTTTCTGCTGGCAAATAAAGCTATCAAGTGAGCAAAGCAATTGAGCATCCATGTAAACACCTGATTGACTATTGTCCTGACTCCAACTATCTCCAAAACCATACCCTAATGGAGCAATCACAGGGAAGATGCTCCAGCCATTGCGCCATAGGTAAGTGAATCTTGTTGCGCACTCTAAGTCCATTTGATTCCAGCCCCAATCAATGAACATCCCGGTGGTGGTTTCTAAGTTGGTGCAATCAACAGCAGCCATGATGTTAATCTTATCAAAATCAGAATAGAACTCATTATTGATAGGAACATAATTCATTCCTGGTTGCATGTCATAAGTGCCTTGATCAAGTATGCTTCCATCCTGAGTCTGATAGATATACCAAGGACATGCAGTAACAACTGTACTGCCTGCATTATAGACAAACAATTGTTTAATGCGGAGGCTTAAATACTTACTGCCTTGAATGCTTACAAATGCGCCCTTCAAGATTGCTTCTTGAGGAACTGTTTGAATCTGTTGCCACTGCTGGACAAAGTTCTTGCTGGTCTGAAATAGCACTTGATCAAGCTGCGCCTCTGCTGATTGAAATAAGGCAAGCTGAATGTCTCTTTTGATTCTTACATAAGAGACAGCTTGTGCAGAGTTCCACATGCCAATGTAAGAGGCCTGCTCAGGAGTTGCAATCTTCTCAAGCAATTCTGAAGACATGCCAGGATAATCATTGATATAGATTCCTGACAATGGCACATCAGTCGAACAACCCTGTAAGCCAATGTAATTCTGTAAGCAATTCATGAACGCAAGTTAGTTATGTTTCTTGAGAAATTGCAGGTGTAGTAATTCGGAAAATCTTGTTAGTCAATGCTACCCAAGCACCGAGTACTTGCCCAAGAATGAACATCAGCACGCTGTCAGATGCACTTACTTTCTCTACTTGGTATAAATACCCAGTGCCAAAAAGCATGCCTACAAGAACAACAGAGGTGCAAGTATAGGCATAGACTTGCATCCTCTTTGAGTAGAGGTGTTGATTTAAATCCCCGGAAATAGACCTTTGATTAGCCCTCCCACGAACTTGCCTCTTCTCTCCGCTTTGTCTGCTTTTTGTGCCTTGACCTGGTTGCATGAATCCAAATATAAGACAGTCTTAGCCAATGCCATGTTCTGATTGTGAACTGTGTCCACCCTTTGATGAATGTTCGCCAAGTCAAATCCTGAAGTGATACAACTCTTTGCAAGGTACTGAACATCATTGCTAATCTTCGATTCGACATCATAGGCATGGTAACGATCATAAGTGATATAAATCATGAAAAAGGCAAATAGCCAAATAGTTTCATTATTCTTCATTTTAGTAATTTTTTTAACTCTATAAATATTTTACCATATCCTGTAATCTTGATGGCCTCTCCGGCTTCATAGATTGTCACAGGCTTACTTAGTTTGTGATGCAAATCCCAAAGAACATTTCCAAAGCGAAGCACAAGAAGCCAAAGCCATCCATGATCATACATATACTTCTCAAGGTCTGAATAGTTGCTGGTATTGATGTCAGCAATCTTGGTGAGCATAATAGCCCCATAAGCTGGAAGGTCAAACCCAAACTTAATCAACTCTTCTTTTAATTCGGCAGTCATTAGTAAGTCCAAATTACATTGGCAGGCTTAGTAGGATCAGAATCAGCATGAATGAAGCTGCTTGAAACCCCTATCCTATTTATACCGGATTTGAGAAGAGCATTAATTATTGTCCATCTCTTAGCCCCATCTTTACATGAAATGTCTGCTGCCCAACCTTGTGTATGACTGCTTGAATCAACACCACCAACCTTAGCATTATGAGCAGCAGTCCTATATCCTGAGTTAATTCCAAAAGCAATCTTAGCAATTGACCGAGCATTGTCAAGTCTTTGCAAAAACTCAGGCTTCATCTTAGCACCTGAACCAGGAGCATCAGGAGAATCAAATTCCGCAAGTGTAAAATGCTTCAGTTGCATTGTGTAAAGTTATTAATTCCTTTTGAATTTCTTGGCAGCACTTTTAACAGACTTCTTTCCAACACAGCCCCAAGCCTGCCGGCTAAGGTCATTGGCACATGGTGGCTTTGCACACTTCTTAATCCCTGCCGATCTTGCACAATAGGAATCACCTTTAGCAGTGCCAGGAGCAATAGAATAACCCTTAGCCCCGAACTTGACAGTTTTGCCATTGACCTTAGCCTTAAACTTTTTTTCTGCCATTATCTTCCTTGTCCAATATACTTTTTTGATCTGCTTCCTTTAGGCTTCCGACTTTTTGAATGCTTGCCTTCCCTTCTCTTGCCAAAGGTGATTTTGACAGGCGAACCTCCACCACTTTTTGCTTTTTTCATACCCAAATATCAGAATTTATGTCTTATTATTGCAAACTACTTTATGAAGTGTCGATTAACTTTACGGATAGAGAAATCAAATTTCTCAAAGTATTAGCTGGAGGTAGACATTATCTCAAGGATATAGTAAAGCCTAATAGAAGCTCAGTTGCTCGATGGGGAAATACCCAAGAACAAGCAGACATGCTTGGAGTAATGGGTGAATATGGAGTCGCTAAATATCTCGGTTTGCCATTTGACACAACCATCAATCTCCAAGGTGATGGAGGAGAAACTGACATCTACTTAGGCAAGCTTAATGTGCAAGTCAAGTCCACCAAGTATAAGACTGGAAGGCTTGTCTTTAATAATAAGAAGGAGATTGCTGCTGACTTGTTTGTATTGTGCTACTGTTCCGAGCCTGAAATGTATATACAAATATTAGGATATATCAAGAAGGATTCAATTGACTCTGTTTCTGAAGTCAAAGATCTTGGACATGGTCTAAGAATTATTGTTGAGCAGAAACATCTGCTTCCAATTTCAGACTTGCTCAATTATGATAAGTCTTTGTAAGCTTAATGTAATTACTTGACTCCGGTTCTGCCAGCTTCCTTGGCTGACTCATATTGCTCTTTGCTCACAGGCCAAAGTTGATGCCTGCAATTATAGCCACCTCGATAGATAAAGATTGTGTTTGCATTAGTCCCTGACATTCTCCCTTGCCATCCTTTTAGGTTAGCCCAATCCCTTACCTGATCAGTAGTAAAGAATCTGCCTGTCCTTGCAGAGCAGAATGGTCTTGTGTCCTCAATTATTGTTCCGGCATAGAGATAATACTCTACACCTAAGTCCTCACTTACTGTCTGAATGTACTCTGCATTGAAGGCCATTACAGAGTCATTAGTTGTCTGCTTGATGTATCTATTTAAAAAAGGCAAATCCTCCGGTGTGCCTTCAATGAACTGCCTAAGAGTTTTGTTAAGTTCAGCCCTATTGCTTACTCCGGCAATGTTGCTCTTTAGGACTTCTTGAATGGCATTTCCAAAATTGTTTCTGATTCCACCACCTATAAGAGCATCCTTAGTAAGTTCAATATTGGTCTCAAGAATGGCTTTATAAAGTTCAGTTTTCGGGGAAAAGTCATCGAGAATAAGACTTAGATATTCATTAGATGCTTCAGCAAGTGCCTTGTAGCCATTAATGACAGCCACAACCTCTGTCTGATATGCTGCATTATTGACTATTGTATCAGCAATGTCTTTCTTTAGCTTAACCATCTCTCTTAAAGTCTTAGCCCTATCTTTAGGATTAAGACTTAATTCAGAGGCTAAATCAATTACTTCATTGCTAAGAGTCTTAAAAACTTTAGGCAAAGCATCAGCCATCCCATTCTCAATATCCAACTGAATTTGCTGGATTTTCCTGATGATGGCTAACTGCTTCTCTGTAGGCATTACATTCCTTCAGGCATAATGGGAACAACAGCAGACTTAATCTGAGCAACTTTGGCTGCTGCCATTGCATCTACTTGCGCCCTTTGGATATTGATAGGTATATCATACCACATCGCATTTTCATCTACTAATTGCATCACAAATGCTGGAAGATTAGCACTCAAGACATAATCTTGGAGAGTGCAACCTTGGCTGTTTAGTAGCAATGTCTTTTCATCAACTGTCCGATAAGGCAAAGGATCAAGCTGCTTAAGTATCTTAAGGTAAGACTGCTGGATTGAGTTCTCTCCATAAAGCTTCTCCACATAATCATTCTCAATGCCTGAAATAATCAATGGGTTAAAGTTGCCTTGTCTCGCCTTAGTAAGCATCTCACCAATCATGTCAGTAGTCATGACATCAAAGTCAGTAGGTACTGTAATCTGAGGCAATGCTGCTTTGACCTTGTCGCTATCCATTAAAGAGGAAGCAAAGAGGCTATTATATCTTTGGTAAAGAATGTGAAAGCAAACCTTATTGTAAACCTGAGCCAAGTGAACAGTTACAGAGTAGCAGAAGGTGTTTAGTTCCTTTCTGTCGTACTCCTTTGCAATTCCTGATTGAGCAGCAGGAATCTGACCAAGCAATTCCAAGCCTATTGCCTTAAACCCTTGAAACTCTTTCTGAACAATATCTTCTTGGAATAACCTGACAGTCTCAGTAGGTCTTTCAATATATCCAGCCGGAGGCACAGGTGGAACAATGGGATTAGGATTAACAGCCGAAACTCTATCAATGTTAATCTCCATCAATCCAAATGGACTGCTTGAGGCTCTTCCTGAGCCTTGGCAATCATTACATCCTACTCTCTCTTCCTTTCTGTTTGTCCTTTGTCCTGTGCCATTACAGGTCTTGCAAGGAGACATCTTTAATGCCCACTTCTGAGGCAGAGCATGCGTTGCCCAAAGGATGTTCAGGTCATCTGTCCGAAATAATACTTCATTCCAAGCAGGAAGGCAAGGAGCAAGCACTGAATCAAAAACCAAATGACCATCTTCCTCTTCATAAATAACGCTTCCAACCTTAACCACAGGGAGGTAGGAGAATTGATAAGGGAGAATAAAAACCTGGAAAGGATTGTCATAAGTATATTCATTGACTTGTCTAAAGAGGACTAAGCCCTCCATAGTAATGCACAAGAATTGATCCCATTTTTTGCGGTTCATGTCCTCGTAATCCTCAGCCTTAAAAATCACAAAAGATTCTTCCTCGAATATTAAATCCTCTGAGAAGATAGTTTGTGGGTAAGGCTTTGACCAATCTAATGTCGTTACCCCTGCTGGATTCTTAACAAAGTCTTCATAATATGGCAACACTGCCACAATTGCATTTGAGTCTTGCAGATATGTCTTTAAGAAGACATTGAAAGCCCAAGTCTCAAGGCTTCCAAACTTTGGCAAAGCATTCTCCACATAGAATTGCAATGTGTTGTCCTGCAATCCTATTCTCTCAGCTACACCAGTCTTTTTAAAATCAGATTCAAATGTAATCTTGAAGTCATCAGCTTGCTGAATCTTCTGTAAGAAGTTAAATACTCTTCCTGTGGCTGTGGTTGTTGGTGCTTGCCATCTCTGTCTTCTGTACTCCTTCATCCAAGGCTCTTCACTCGGATGTTGAGTATGGAGGAGTTTAGTTGGATACTCATTTTCAAAGTGATACTCTAACTCTTCAGCTTTTTCTCTCGCACATTCAATGTACTCCAGCTTGCCCTCACGGATCTCCCGATCCATAAGAGTTGAAAATAATTGTCCAATTAACTCCTCCATCCCTTATTTACTTAGTCGCAAAGAACATTAAGTGTGATAGTCTCCTGACCAAATACACAACCATACTCATTGGTTACAGTAACCGTGAAAATGTATGTGCCATCATAAGCCCCACCGCCAGGAGTCCAAGTTAAAAGTCCAGTTGTTGCATCAATTCCAAGAGCAATATCAGCAATAGGCTCACTTCCGCTAACCTCATCAATTGACCAACTTTGAGCAGGTGCGCCTGAAATTGCGCCAATGTTTAACACAGCAGAAAAAGTGGTTGATTCTGTTGCTCCACATCCACTTGTAATAGTGTTGCCAATGTAAGTGTTTCCTGAACCTGTGAAGCTGATGATGTAATATAAGCCCTCAAGGAATGTATCAGTGTCAAACTCATAAGGCAAAGGATTGACCTTAGAAACCCAGTTCACAGTCACCTCAGCCATCTGATAGGTGTTCAGTTCTGCTGTGATGATTGGATCACCAATTACAGTCACATAGTATCCTGAAGCATCCCAAATTCTGCCTGGAGTAAAATAGTAAAAGTCGTAATTCTGACTTGAACCAAGGATATCATTGTAGAATTGTACATTATTTTGTACAACTCCCTGCATATCCTGGTAAGTTAGGGTATGAGTCTTAGCAAGAGCCTTAGTATTCTGCATGCCTCGGCCTGCTGTTGTTGCAGTATCAGGCTTAGGCTTCTCTCCTGATGTGTTAAGGACTAAATATCCCTCACCATCAAGGTATCTCTCATAGAGAGCAGCAATCCATGAATCAGCAGTTGCCTTTTCAACGGAAGTAAGAGCAGATGACTTCTTTACATAGGCCACTGCAATGATTTTATTTTGGAACTCAGGATCACACAGAAAGTTCTGATAGCATCCTACATCCGGACAGGTTAATGAAAATATTGACATTTTGTTAGCAAGTTAAACAACTTGAGTTTTTGGGCTGAAAGCCCTGAAGAAGTGCCGAAAACTTGACCTGAGCCAAGGTTTCAAATGATGACTGTGTCGTGAAATCTTGAATCGTGGCAACATCAATATCTCCCTTCACAAAGATTGACTTATTGTTCCAAACTAAGTACGGATGTCGAGTGGCATCAACAAGCGCAAGCTGAGTCTGTTCATCAATAAAATCAGTATGCAAATCTAATGATAAATCTTGCTTGTTTTGTGGCCTTCTGTGAACTCCATTCGATTGCCTGTATAGATTTTCCTCAATTACAGGTTTTGCTCCTCCTCCATTAATTCCAAGCCTTACTCTTTGCTTCCAATCATTAAAGTACTCAAAGCCTTGAGCAATTGAATTGCTATTTGCCCAAAATTCAAGCATTGTAGAAAAACAATCAGAGGCATCAATGTTGATGATATTGCTTAATGAGTAAAGGTAAAAGCCTTCCTCTGTTTCGGCATATAAGCCTAAACGATAGCAACCAGTAGCAACAGCAGGGATTAATGTTGTGGCTTGGAATTGAGTTGGCCTACCTTGATTTTCAAAAATTGCTGGCTTAATAAAATATAAAGTTTCTCCCGATCCTTCATAATAAGTCCATGCGGTAATTGAACAGAAACAAACAGGAGCATTGGTAAAAGTGAAATAAAATTCAACCCTACCTGTATCATCTAACTCAACTACAACAGAAAGCCAATCAGGAAATGCAAGCCCTTCAACTACTGATTTAAACTCATTAAAGTCATCAGTGGTAATCCCATTTTCAGGGATTGTGGCAAGTATATCTCCAATTAAATCTCCATTGCAATCAGTTGCTTGAAAATTAACTGTATAAACTGGATTATAAACTGCATCAAACCAATCTTGGTAAGTACCTCTCACTCCAAAATTGGCATACATTCCATATTCAGTTAAAGTTACAACTGCTAAATCAGCCTCACCTACTTGCTGAATGAATTGTCCATCTTGAGTGAACAAGCCTACTGATGCTGTTGTAAGCCCTGTGAGATTTCCTGAATGAGATGGCACATTAAATTGCCAATTGTCTCCTGGTATTGCAGGCATAGCATAGAACTCAGGACTCACATAGCACCCCGAATTGAACTCCACAAACTCCATATCATACCACTCATCATAAAGCCACTGATAGCTTAATAATGGCAAGTAAGGCAATGGAGTCGTTGATGCATATCCATTAAAGTAAGAATCATCTGAAGTGGTATCACTAACAAACCTCTGCCAGAGCCAATTCGTATCAAGCCTGCCAATCATTAACAAGCTTCTGTCATCTCTATACAACAAGCAGAAAACCCTTATGTAAGTACCTGATACAATTGTAAATGAATCAGTCCAACCATCAGGAACAGTAAATGTATTGAAGTAAGCCTGAATCAATGTCTCATCAGTTTCTGTAAAGCTGAAGTTAATAACCTTCTCCATTAAGCTGATGCAATACCTATCCTCAGCAGTTTGAACTGCAAGATTAAATGTCCTTGCATTCTGCTTAGGCAATGTGTCAGCAGGAAGCCTTGTAGGATTGCCTGAAGAATCAAGCTGCCAGTTCTTGCCTCTTGCAAGTCCACTTGTGGCAATGCCCGTAATGGAATCATAAGAGTAAGTCATTGGGAAGAAGGCTGAACCATTCTGATCAACAATCTGCAATGCCCGATTAACCTCTGCCTCAACTGGAATGGCTGAAAAGTCAAAACTGCCTGAGTAACTGCCGGGAGTAAAGGCTATGACATTGGCATTTAAAACCTCCTTAGTAGTGAAATTAAAAAAGCCATTGATAGTCACAACTTGACCATTGTCTGTTTCACTTAAGTCAGCATTCCTGATATTAATGTTGTACTCATAATTCGGAATATCAAATATTGTTTGATAGGTCAATGTAAAGCCTCCAAAGTAAGGAGAGATATTAAATGACTCCATCTGACCTCTAACTCCTGCAACCAATTGACTTAAGGTCTTTCCCGGAAAGAAACCAGGCAACCAAGCATCAACAGTCACTGCTAATTCATTAAGCAGATTGGAAGTGATTTGGTTGTCAGGATAGAACCCTGCATTCCAAGCAGGCTCAAATCGGTAGAATGAATTAGGCATTTAAAAAGTGTTAAATCTGCCTTCAGAATCTGCCCAAGTTATTTTGCTTGTTACGAAATCAAGAATGATTACTGGCTCATTCATCATGGCAATATAAAAATCATATTCACCCATTGAATCAGGACTTCCGCATTCAACTATTTGACCCGATGAATTTACACAAGTTGAATTATCAGCAGTCAAGTTCACATAGGCTGCACTAATGCTTACCGGAATCTCAACATCACTTATGAATGCCCAAGTCCGATATTTCATCCGGATGTAAAATCCATAGTTTGCATCCGTTTGGATTTCTAATCCTGCCCAACTTACCCATCTTTCCATTTCAGAAATGGTAGGATGGTTACTGATTTGATAGAGTGTATAACCCTGATATTCTTTTTGATTCATAATTTTAAACTTGTCTTCCTAATTTTGTTTGATAAGCCTGAACAATGGTACTAAATGCTTTAGCTTCTACATCAGACAACCCTGCTCCTATTGTTATAATTCTTAAAGCTTGAGTACATGGAAAAAGCCTCCCTTGTAAAGTTGTATTATAAACTCCTATTGTTGCTGCAAGATTTGCTTTGTTAGTTCCAGAGTTTGTTGATGTACCTCCTAAAATACCATTAAAAAAAATTTTATTATTATTTCCACTTCTTGTCCCCAATAAAAAACCAGTATTAGCCCCACCAGGATAACTATACTGTGCGGGTGAAGCAGGTGATTGAATAGTGTAATATGCCTGTAAAGGTGGAGTATTTGCACTACTAAGTGCAAACCAAGCAATAGAAATTTCTTGTAAACAGCCTAATGGTACGGAAGTTCCTGATTGTGTTGTACCCATATACACCGACATATGAGTGTCATTGGTTGTCTGATGAGTGTTTGGAATATAATTTGTATTTGCCCAACTACCATTAGTCGCTAAAGTTTTTCGCATACCATTAGCAGTTGAAAATGTAAAATCTGTTCCATTAAATGTTATATTAAATGTGTTTGTAGTTGATGCATCCTTCAAATTAAACTTCATGGCATTAGCACTATTCCCTATAAATGGATAAATAACTTGAATCTTGTTCCATAAGCCATTAGCTACTAATGATTGAACCATGTTATTGACTGCATCAATCTCATTCACAGACATAGCATAATTACCACCACTTGCAGACTGCATTATGTTTATATAGTCCATTACAGTTGGATGCAAAGTCTGCTCTATGGCATTGGCATCACCAACTATTCTTGTCCCATCACCATATATTGTTGTTACTGGCATTAGTTTAAATAGGTTGCAGTAAGAATTGATGCAGTAATTGAATTGGAAGGATCTGCCGTTACCCAATCGGCTTGCAAATCAATGGCAAGTGTTCCAGTGGTATTGATTGATGCAGAGGTACTGCTTACCTGAAAATAGTTGTTTAAACTACTTCCAGTATGATTTAGTCTACCGATTCCCATAAATTGAAGAGTTCCTGATGCTCCTGCGGTTCTACAAGTTAATGTAAACTCTGCATCATAATAAACAGTCGTTAAACCTCCATTGTGATTAAAAGTTATTGTTCCAACTGCTACCCCACCAATAGTCAATTTTAATGCACAATCTTGACTACCACTTGCTTGATTGTAAGTTCCTGATACAAATATTTTTATTGTCTTACCTATTGCAAAGAAATTAGCAGGAAGTGTTGTTACTCCGGTAACTGTCCCAATTAAGGTAATGGAAGTTGCAGTATTGGCAACAGTAACTGTTGATGTTTGGGCAAATATTCCCAAGGCAGTAAGGTCTGCACCTTTGCTCAATGTTCCATTAGCATCTGCCTGAATTATTCCTGAACCACTTGTCGCTAAGTCAGGATTTCTATCTAAAGTAATAAACTTAGTAAGGATTGATGTGGAAGCAGCATACAACTTCCTCAAGTAAAGTGATGAGTTATTGCTTGTGGTATCATACCACATCATGCCATCAGTTGTGGCAGTAAGTCCTGCACTACCTAAAACAGAAGGAGTAAGTAAAACCTGACCATTAGCAGCAGTACCAGCAGCAGCTTGAACTCTTGCGGTAGGAACTCCAGTGCCTCCAACATTCATTCTGCCATTGGTATTATCAATAGCCATGTTTGTTGTTTCTGACACTGCCGTGCCAGTACTTGCATAATAAGCAAGCCTTGTTGATGTGCCTGAGTTTACTGTTCCACTTCCACCTCCTCCACTATATTGTGGGATATTGAGATTACCTCCTGTTAAAGTTGCTGCACCACTTGTGCCAGTAGTAGTTAAACTTATCTCCTCAATTGCTCCTGTTGATGCCGTTGTCCTTCCAAGCAATCTTGATGTTGCCATTGTAAGACCTGAACCAGTTGCTGCACCAGGTGCTACATAATCACCTCCTGCCCCGGCAGTAGCATTTGTAATGCTTGTTGCTCCGCTAAACTTTGTGATTTGACCGGATGAAGGAGTGCCTGTAGTTGTTACAGTTCCTCCACTTGATGGAGCAGTGTTGGCAATTGTAAATGAAGGATAAGTTCCGGTAACATTTATTCCAGTTCCTGAAGCTAAAGAAACAGTTTGATCGGGTGCAGTATTGGCTACTACATTGCTTATAATGCTTATGCCTGTTCCTGCACTGAGAGTATCCTGCTTGCCATTAAATGTAGTCCAATCTGCACTATCTAAAAAGCCATCAGTTGAGCCATTAGCCTGTGGAATGCTTATGTCAGGAGCAGTTCCTCCACTTGATGCAATTGGAGCAGTGCCTGTTACCGCAGTAACTGAACCTCCTCCACCTCCTCCTCCACTAATTGCAAAGTATCCAACAATCCTCCAATTGCCTGAGCCTTCAGAGACAATCATGCAACAATCTCCTGCTGCCGTTGTCTTATTAGCAAGACCAGGAATAATTAAGCTTGTGGCATTGTAAGTCAAGGTTGCAATACCTTGAAACATTAGGATGAATCTTGCTCCTGATGGACAAGTGCCAAATGAATTGATTGTTGCAGTTCCTGATATCTGTAAGTAATTTCCTGTTGCAGTGTTAAGATCAACTGTTGCTGCTGATGCTAAGGTTGTGCCTTTAGCCTCAAAGATTGCATTCTCAAGAGTTGATTTGTCCTTCTGAGTCACAAAGCTTGCAGTGCCATCAGCAAGCCAAGACCTCAAGTCAGCCGGAGAAATCTCTTGCGTGTTGTTGTCAGGGAAGAGTGTTGCACTCTCAGTTATTAGATTGGCTCTGTTTAAATTTGCCATTAATCACCTATTTGATAACCATCATCAAAGCCTTCATCAAATGCTGCGCCTGTTGCTGCAAGTTGATTGGCCTGAAGAAGTGTAAACTTTGTCGTACCTCCGGAAGCATCCTCCGGCTGATTGGTGGCCTCCATGATAAAGCCTTGAATGTCCAAAGAGCCTGAAGTGAGCCTGACTTTCCGATATTGCTCATCTTGAGACAAAGTTAAGAAATCGCATAGACTTTGTGGATAACTAAATTCAACCCCGATAGGCTTAAATAAATATTCAGCAGCTTCAGGAACAATGATGTCTGCATAGATGTCTGAGTTCTCCGCAATGGTAACTTCAGAAGGTATCTGAATGCATGGCTCATCTGCGTCAGATATTGCACTCTCATAGGCTGTTTGATATTCACCTACCTGAAACTGAAGCCTTGGATTAGTCAGGCCATAAGTGTGCATCCCTAAAACCTTCCACCATCTGCATGCAATGCGAACAGGTGTGTGAAAGATATTGTAAAGATTATTCAAAGGACTACTTGAAAAGGTAATCAAGTTGCTTGGCAGGCTCACAGTGCCGGCAAGAAATGTAACTGCACCTGTCTCTTGAAATAAATTAAAAGTAGTGTCTTCCACATCTTCTAATTCAATGGTTTGCCTATTTAGCCAAATGATAAAAGTTTCATAATCATTAGGCCTATCTGACGTTGCACCCCCAAAACTTATGTCTGATAGTCTTCTGCTAAATTCAATGGCATAGCCCTCAGCAATTATCTCTGTCCTGATGTCCAACTTGCCTGATGAGTTTTCAGCCATTGCTCTGTTATTGACAAAGTAATTGCGATCAGTATGGATGGCAAATGTTCCTGATAGTTGAATATTCTTCCACTTCTCATCATAGCCAAGCTGGATGGCATTAGCTAACATATCAACCTTAGCCATTGTCGTTACCTCTCCAACATTTGTAAAGGTTTGGCTGATTGAGTTCTGATAGAAGTATTCTCTTGGCTCAACTCTTATTTTCCATTCTGTTCCTGTCCATTCAAATGCCCATCCAAGGCAGAAGATTCTATCAAGTGCCTCAAAGGTTTTTTTCCAAGTTGTCTTAAGTGCGCCAAGGTCATCCTGGTTATCTGCTTGCCTAATTCTAAGCCCATTGGTCAAAGCATTGTTCCAATAACACCCTCCTTCATCCTCATTAAAAACATCTGAAAGCAACTTATTATTGCTTCCTGTCATCATGTAGATTGCCCTCTTAAGCCATTGCTCAATCGTTAAGCAGTTGGCTATTGAGGCATATTCTCCTGAATTAATCTCGTTAAGGTTTATGGTGTAGCCTTTTTCTATATCAACGGTAACAGCAGCAGTAACTGTGCTAAATGATGTTTGAGCAAAAAGAAGCGCAAGTGTAATGCCTGTAGCAATTGTAAATGATCCTGTGTAGGTGTTGCTAATAGTTACTGAAGCACCTGCAGCTAATGTAGTATTGTAAAGAACTAAGCTAGGAGGATATGATTGAGGAATGTTTCCATTAAATTGAACTAAATCAAATTCAACATCTATTGGCCCTGTTAAATCATTGTTTGTAAGAGTAAATTCAATAGTTATTTCATAACTTAAAGTTCTACTATTACTTTGATTATTTTTAAAAATAGGTGAGCCAGGTAGATTTCCATCGCCTACAACAAATATGACATTTGTGTCAAATACACTCCCATAATTTTCCGTGAAGTCCTTTTGCTGCCAATAAGTAGGCACAATTGCATATCTATTAGCACTTGGCCCTGATGGGCCTCTTGTCAAATAGGTGCTACTATCAGCTAAGTTCTTACCATTGGCCTGAAGGTATAAGTCCTGCCTGTGTAGCCTAATTTCCTTTTCTGTTAGAGCAGCAATAGAATCACCATTTAAGTCTTTGATGGCTGTAAGGTCAATCTCTACATCTTGACGAGCCTTAAACTGCTCCCTAAAGTTATCATCAATAATGCCAACGGTTATCTCCCAGCTATCTGTGTCGCATACATTATGCTCCTGGTAGATGGCAAGGTTAAGCATGCCATTGAACTCATAAGGCACACCACCATAGCCAACATCTGAAGTAATTTGTATGGTGATTTCGGCATTGATGAAATATTGGTCATAAAGAGCCTTGATAAGCTTTGCTCCTCTCTCATAGAACCTCATCTCTGTGGAGAAAGGCTGATCTATCCCATGAGACTCCATCCTGATGGCTGTGAACTCTATGGCATCCCAGCCTATTGGTTCTTCAACCTCAATACCATTGAGAAAAAAATTCCATCCTGCCATGGTTCAAAAATAGATAAAAAAAAGGGATAGCAATGCTACCCCTCTTTCCTCTATCTAAACCAAACATTAATTCTCAGTTCTAAACCTATTATTAAGAATCTTAGTTGTCCTTCTTGGTGTTCTGATGAACTTCTCAAAGCCTCTTTCATCCATGTTAAGTTGAGTAATTGGCAAGCCTTTTAGTATGCTTCCAAGTTCCCTTATTTCGCCCACAACAGGACTGCCACTGCTTGCCTGTCTTCCTGATTGCATACTGCCCCAATATATCTCTTGCTTGCTTAGAGCATGGTTAGGAATTACCTGAGAGCCTTTAGGCAAATCAACCAGGGTAGCAGTTGGTGGAGTAAAGTAAACTTTGCCTGATTCAGTAATTACTTTCTCAACTCCTCTTTCTCCAACCATGGCCTTACCTCCTTTGAATGCTTTTCCCTTAGTTCCTTCTGCAAACTCAGGCACTGGTTGAGCCAATATAAAGCCAATCTGAGCAGCTTGGACTGCTAAAGATAAAGCAGCTAAAGGAGCAGTAACAGGATTTGTTGCCCATTTAGCAACTTGAGAAGCAGTTTCAAATATTACTCTTGCAATAGCAGCAGCTTGTTCTGCCTTGAATTGTTTAGTCCTAATTTCTTTTTCTTTTGCATCTTTTTGTTGATTGAGTTGGTCAATCTTTTGTTGATTACCATCTGCAAGTCTAATTTCCTCTTCATATCTTTTGTTGAGCAAGGTCATTTCATTGTTAAGATTGGCCTGATAAAGTCCAAATGCTCCATCAGATATAGTTGTTGCTAATTCAAATGTCTTTTGGATTGCTTCTTGCTTTTCTTCCTCTCCTTTTTTCATAATCCGAACCATCTCCGCATTATTAGCCTCAATTGCTTTATTGGCATCAATAGCATTCTTGACTCCCTCTTGCATTGTCTTTGCCCTTTCCTTTCTTATTTCCTCCTCAGTCTTTTGAATATCTTTATAGTTCTCCATCCGGAGTTCTTTTGCCTGCTGGATAAAGTCTTGCTCTGCATTGAGTCTTTCAAGATTGGTAACTTTTATTTCGGCCTGAGTAATATCAAGTCCTTTTTTTGCATATTCTTTTTGTAAACTCAATTTAGCCTCCTGAAATGCTTTCTCTGCTCCAATCTTAGCAAGTGGATCACCAAATAACTCTCCGGTAAGTATGCGCTGTTGCTTTAACAATTCAAGCAATTTAAGCCTATCATCATATTCTTGCTTTAACAATTTGGCTTTTGCTTTCTCATCTTCAATTGGAGGAGGAGGAGGAGTATTTACAATTACTCCGGCTATTTTTTCATAAATGCTTTCTTGTTCTTTTAAAATGGCAACTTCTTTAGTTGCTGCATCAAGTTTGCGCTTATCTCTTTCAATCCTTGCATCTGATTGTCTAATCATTGCTTGTTCAATCTTTTTGTCTACTTCCCCAAGCATAGACCTTGCAGCTGACTGCCTACTTATAAAAATACCTTGTTTAATACTTATGTCAAGAATCTTTTGAGCCAATTCAGATTCTACTCTTTTAGCTGCAATCTGTTCATCAGTTGCCTTTTTTGCTTCTGCACCTCCAGCAGCTGATTGTAATTGTTTTGCAATGCCAGCAGCCAAATCATAAGCACCTTTAAGGAATGGGTTTAGCTTGTTTCCTATGGCAAGGATTAAGCTATCAATGCTTGAATTAAATCTGTTTTGGCTTGCAGCAAGTGTAGTAACCTGAGTATTGCCTTTTCCAAATGTGTTTTCAAGTTCAGTGGCGAACTTAGGTAAAAAGTCAGAGGCAAGTACCTGACCTTTCTGAAGCATCTTATTAAGTTCTCCAGTAGTCACTCCCATTGCTTTAGCAGCAATCCCAAATGCCCCAACAAGCCTTTCTCCTAATTGGCCTCTAAGTTCTTCAGCCTGCACATTGCCTTTGGACATCATTTGTCCAAGTGCTAAAAATGCTCCTTTAGTGTCCTCAGCAGATAAGCCCATTACCTGAGCAGCCTTAGCAACTGCTGCAAACTGTCTGTTTGTTTCTTGACTACTTTGGCCTGCTAAGTTAGATGCTGATGCAAAGGTCTTATAACCTTCAGCAGTTGCTCTTAAATCAAGTCCAAGTCTATTGGCTAAGTCTCTAATGAATTCAAAGTTCTTTGCCCCTGCTTCCATTGATCCTGAAGCAAAATCAATAGCCTTTCGCATTGATTCAAACTTGATAGTTGTATCAACCACAGCAGAAGCGAACTGTTTGATTTGACTAACAGCAAATAGACCACCAAGAACACCGCCAACTTTGCCAGCAATGCTACCAAGTTCGCCCATTGACTTGTTGGTACTTTGGCTCTCCTGGTTAAACTTCTTTAAGTCAGCAAGTGCCTGCTTCTCCTCATTGCTTAACTTATCAAAGGCTTGAGCAGCAGCTTCAAGATTGGATGTCTCAACAACATATCTAATCTTAATATCATTATTTGAAATAGTTGCCATGTCTTTCTATTTGTGGCAAAGTTACAATAAAAAGCCCCCCAATTTGGGAGGCTCTTTGAACTTAAATGAAACACATAAAAAAAAAGTATTTTACTTCTGACTTCTCCTGGACTTCTGATCAGCAATCCAAGTAGAATAGATTAAATAGTATTCATAGATTGGCCTTTCGACCAAGAATTTAGCTCTTTGAGCATCTCCAGCTGCGATTCTAAGGACTTCGCTAAATCGATGTCTGTGCTGTCTGACAACTGAAGTCCAATAATGTGCTTCAGGTTGTTTAGGCTTTGGAGAGTTTCTGCCTGCAAATAGGTCGGAAAATTCGTGCTGTATTCTGTCAAAGAGGGAAGATAAGCGTACTCCGGCAGATTCAAAAAAAAACCTTCTACATCATTGGACTTCATCCAATGCTCAAGCTTTTGCTTGTTGTATGGATACTGGTAGTCAAGTGGGTTCTCTTGCTCATCAAAGTAGACAACTGTTGCAAGTTTCAACTGCCTAAGCAGGCTCACAGACATCTCCATCTGCTCCTTAAGCCTTGAGGCCATGATGCCCACCTCATAAAGCTTCTTATCATCCTTCTTCTTCTTGTCAATGAGAAGGTTTATTAGCCCATTGTTCCAGCCTCTTAGGAAGTCAGGATTTATTTGCCATAACTCCTCGGTGAAGATATCCCTGGCAGCTACTGCCCTTTGGAATGGGACATTAACCTCAGATACGAATTTAAAGTATTTGACACCTCCACTTGTGAAGGCATACTCTATCTGATCCCATCTGTCTTTCGGGGCTACTCCCGAATACCTTGGTTTTTCCGGATGATTGACAACATCCGTTTCTGCATTAACGACAGGAGGAGGAGGAAGAGATGGTTTGCTCCTAAAAATATTGAACATAAGTAAAATGGTTGGTTAAAGATTAGACAAGAGATAACCAGGAACTGCCATGCTCCTGAGCAATAGGGACACTCACCAAGTGGCTTGGCCCACAAGGTCGGCAATTTCTGAATTTGGAACAGATACCACTGCCCAATCGGATGGTCGTCCAGCAGATAGTCCAAGAACAAGGAAAAAGCTGCACTGATCAGAGCAATCAGAGTCAATGTCAGCAGGCTGAGAATCATGTGGGAGTTCAATAATGCAGCAGCCTCTTCGCTTGCCACCACAGGAAGCAATAAGTTCATCATACATAATATGGGTCAGGGATTAAATCGTTGAATATGTTTAGGATTACCTCATTGATGCCCTCATCATTTCGATAGGTTGGAGCAAATGAGAAGCAGATAGTTGAGTATGTTAAGCCATCAACAGCAGTGAACTCATACACCTTCTGATTGGTGGGATTTATGAACATTAATTCATATTGACCACCATAAGGATTGAAAAATCCATCAGGGCAGCCAGCCAAATCAATCTCAATGTAGCCAAGGTAATCAATCTCAAGCTGCTGGCTGATGCGAGCATTTACCCCAGGCTTATTGATGTTGACGATGATTGAATCTTCGGGGTAAGATGGTGGCACAAGAATCAATAAAGCATCAGGACAACTGTTGAGAGGCTCACAGGCCTTGAAACAATTATTGCAACATTGTGCCATACTTTTCGAGATTGAAGTTACTGGTTATCTCTGCAAAATTAGAGAAAATAAAATAACGAAAGGCATCTAAAGCATGTGACTTGTCAGGATTCTTGTTCTTCCAAGGGTCAAGGCTTCCTTGCCTGCTCACCTTTGCTTCCTTTAGATCAATTACTAACTCATCACACCTTTTGCCACTAATCTGAACCTTGGCCTTCTGAAGAGTCAAGATTGTGACCAGCCTGCTTGCAATGTGGCTTGGGTTAGACCTTGGCACTTGTATCTGCATGTCACCAATGCCAAGATAATTCTTGATTAGAGCATAAGCTGAGATGTTATCCTGAGTGAAGGCATTTCTACTTGCTCCGGAGGCATCACCATTGATGATGTAAGTCATATCAGGAAACTCTTGCTTGATGGTTTGGCAAAGAGCTGCAAGATCACCAACCCGGTAAACCTTGATGACATTAATGGTGGCATAAAACAAGCCCTCGGATGAGTTCTTGATGTATTGGCTTACCACACATGTATTGGTCACATTGAAGTCAAAGGCAAGATAAAGATTGTGAATCGGTGAGGCTTTGATATAGCCCTGGTAGACATGCTTGCTAAAGTCAAATGAGGTCGCAAAAAGCGACTCCCTGTCCCAAATGCCCCACTGCCCCAAGGCATAAACCTCATAGTAAGTCTGAGATACTTCTTTTAGTGCCTCCATCCGGATTGGGTATTGGTCATCTAAGAAGTCTAAGGCATCCAAGTAAGTGCCATGAAGTCTCAGCACATCATTGGCCTCCTTTGCTGGCACATCATCGAAGAACCTCTTTTTAATCCAATGGCTATCAGAGACCGGATTGAAGGTCAAGAAGAATCTCTTTGGATGTTCTGACTTGCCCCGAAGTCTTAATGTTATCTGAGTGAAGTCTTCAAGAGTTAATTCTGTTGCCTCCTCAATCCAAATGTATTTAGCCTGGCTTAATGACTTTAGTTTTTCAGGATCATCACAGCCAAGAAATATAATCTTGTTGCCACCGGATTGAATCTCTAAGTATCCAGTCTTAACTCTGCACAGTTTATTCAACCCCCACTGAGTTATCTTATTTTGGAAGTCAGCAAAGACTGAGTTCCTCAGAGTGCTGGCAACTTTGCGAATCACAAAGTAAGTCTGAAACTCATTGTTCCTATGGTCGCATATTTCAGCCAGTAGCATCTGAATCATGGTCTGACTCTTGCCACTTCCAGCACCCCCCCAAAGGATGTTGTAGGTCTTTGGGTCTGTTACTGCATCAAGATATTTCTCCTGCCAAAGGTCAGGACTTGACAAGTCAATCTTTGCCAAGTTAATCTCTTACTTTAGCCTCTTTTGGACTTGTAGGTCTGATGACCTCTGTCATCTGCATGGTGACTTGCTCCTGGTTCATGAGTCCCAAGTCCCTTGCTATGATATTGTGATTGAATAGGCCACTTGCAGCCCCTTCCAGCTTGCTTGTATAAATCGCTTGCTCTATGCGTGTAAAGACACTACCGAAATCTTTTGATTTGGTCTTGTATTCAGAAAGCTTAGTCCAGCAGGAGAATCCACAAGCAAGAGCAAAACCTTCTTTTGTAAGCAATCTTTTTTTAGGCAATCTAACCTCAGTTGCATCCTTACCGCGAAAGTCTACCTCAATTAGAGGGTTTTCCTCAGCCCACTGAACATACTGTTCAAAGTTCTCAAGGATTTCCTCAGGAGTTTTAAACTTACCATCAAGGCCATGCTTAAGCCTTAACATCCAACATTGATTTCCTTTTGGTGCTGCCATAGTAGTACCGGCTTCTCAGCCTTGATTTGTGGTTGATAATTTAATTGATTCTAATCCTTTAAAAATTAAAGTTCTAATTGTAACTGAAACATTGGTATTTATTGACTTACAATATTGCTTTAAATGTTCGAATTCTGAATTATTAAGTGGCATGCTTACATATTTGTCTCTTCTGCCACTCTTGGGTCTTCCCAACTTCTTTTTAACTTTGATTACTTCATTTTCTTTTTTGTTACTCTTGGGTCTTCCAACTTTCTTTTTAACTTCCATTACTACATTTTCTTTTTAGATGCTTTCTTGGCCTTCTTAGCAACAGATAGAGCAATGGCAACGGCTTGCTTTTGCTTCATTTTTGGATGTTTCTTAAGTTCTGTAGAAATGTTTGAACTTATAGTTTTTTGCGAATATCCCTTTTTCAATGGCATAGCTTTATTGATTTATTGCAAAGGTAAGTGTTTTAAGATTGACTCATACAAGTCAAGTTGATTCTGCCATCTTGATTGATAACCAGGAATAAGGTTCTTTTCAAGTTTAGCCCTAAGCTGCTTGCACTTGCGATTTAAAAAAAATCTAATGTCTTGGACTGTCATCTGTTTAGGTTCTTCAGTATAAATTAAATCTTGAGAATAGGTTGCAATGCCTTCCCACATGGTAGGCACTTGGCTAATGCTGATGTTAGAATGGGCAGTCATCAATGTTAAAGTTATCGTTTAAGTCAGGTGCTAAAATTTCAGGAGTAGGCAAGTAAGCATTTAAGTTTAAAACTCCCAAGATTCTATTCATGTGGTCAAAACCATTAAAAATAAACCTTCTTTTTGGGTAGTTATATTCAAACTGGATAAACCCTCTTTTGCCTACCTCCTTTCGCTTAATTTTTTTAGCGTGAAGTTCACAAATAGGATCATTTGGATGAGTGTAGAACATAGGCCTATGATATATTAAAATATTCCACATTTTGTTGTTCCACATTGCTCCGCCAGCTAAATCATAAACATCAGGACAAGGGTAATTATCTGCATTGTTCTTTTTACTGCCTCCTTTTGGATGGCTTAAAATCATGAAGTAAACATTGTTGGCAGTTGCAAATCTTGCAAAATCGCCAAGTACCTGGCTAAGATATTGGTCATCTCTTCCGCCTGCTCTGCTTATGTCATTATCCATTTGATTGAATGGGTCAATAACACATCCATCAACTTTTTCCTTGATAATTAATTCAAGAAATCTTTGTTTGATGTAGGCAGGTGTAGGACTTTCTGTTTCAGGATAAATGTAGAAAAAATGGTCGCTTACCCATCGATATGCTTTTTCGTAAGCTTCCTTTGTCGGTCTGTAATGATTTTTAGGAGAACATTCTTGACCTAAAAGCATTTCCACAAGATCATGGTAAAACATCTCGGCTGGATTATCTTCAGGAGGGAATATTGCAAACTTTCTGCCAAATAGAGCAGCATGGCAAAGCATCATAAACTTCATAATGCTTGACTTGCCATGATTACCATGTCCCGATAAAAGAGTTATCTCTCCTCTTCTAAACTTAAACAAATCATCAAGCATTGGTATGCCGACATTATCAAGAAATGGAAGCCCATTTTCCAAAAGGTCAAAGGCTTTATCCATAACAGAAGTACCATAGACAACATCTTTTGCAGGTATCGATGTATCAAATAGTTCAGCAGGTGGCGCAACATCAATTTCCATTAATGTTTTACTATCAATAACCTTTCCGGCAGTCATCTCAGCAGTTCCAAACTGGTTCTGCCAATATCTGTAAGCATTTGCTATGGTTTGCTCACATTCTTTTCTGCTAAAGCTTGTATCATTTGCCAGGAACTGATTATCGCAAAAAGCAAGACAGTCATATTGATTAACTCCAAAACGGCAGCATGCTCCGGCAAAGCAAAGAATAAAGTGATTTCTCTGCCCATCTTGAAAATATTGGTTTTTGCTTGCTGTCCATTTTAGAATTTTTGGGATAAGTTCAACTTTACTTTCATAGGTAGGCATTTGTAACCTTTCATGCTTTATGTAAAGTTTAAACGGTATTGCTTCCTTGTTTAGATATAGGTCAGGATCATAACTTTCAAAGCATCCCCTGGCAATGTCTTTGTTTGCTTTATCTGCAGGGCAATAATCAATAGTTAAAGCATTGAAATAATCCAGCAAGGCTTCATATTGCTCTTTATACTTTTCGGCATCAGCAATTCTGATAAGTGCTTTCAATCCTCCTCTTGGAGAAATCCAGCAACCATAGGTGTAAGGCTCTGAAATAATAATTGTTTGTAAGTCTCTAAGGCTTTCTGTTTGCACATCATCCCAATCCATGATGGCAAGTCCTGAAGCTTCTTTAAAAGCAACGGCAGCCCTTCTTGTGAACCTTCCTGAGAAGCAAATTAATGGCAGCTTGTTTAGCTTAAAATCTTTCTGCTCTTCAGGGTCTTGAATTGACCTTAGTTTTTCTATCAAGTCTTTTGATGCTCCGTTTTTAATTCTGTCCAGTATCATATCAACCGGAAAAAACTTAGGGTCATCAACCTTTCGATAATTGTCAAAAAATGTAACTGTCATAGGTTAGCTTTAATTTGGTTTATGAACGCAATATGATCAAAGTCCGGTGGGACAAGCTCAGGATATTTAGGTTTTTCAGGCTGATGATTTACTTTCAAGCAATGCCTAACATAATCCTCATAGTTGCTATGAACTTCCTGTCTAAGTAAGATTGGGTCATTCTCAGGCTTTGGCGGATAATAACTCTGATTTGCATTCTGATAATTAGGTTTTGACTTATGCCTGTCAAACTTTTCTTGCCAATTGTTGCTTATAGTCCTTTTCCAATCAAGAACTTTCCCTCCATTTGCTTTTGTCCAATCAGCATCTGCATAATGACTGTAAACTTGCTGAACCAGGTCTAAAGGAAATCCTTTCTCGTCAAAATAGCTTCTTACTTCATCAATGGATGGAGCAATAAATTTCTTTACCTCTTTAATTTTTTTTTCACCACTCCCTTTCTTTAGTTCTTTAGTTCTATAGTTACTTAGTTCTACTATGTGGGTCAGTGCTTCAGACTGTGCTTTGGTTAGTGCTTCAGTTAGTGCTTCAGTATCTGCTTTGGTATTTTTGCCCCAAGCAACTACCATAGCTTGATGCTGATTTATTGCTTCTGAAATTATCCGAATGAACCCAAATTGAGCAAGGTCTTTTATGCATTTTCGATAGGTCTTATAATTACGGATTCCAGTTGCCTCCATTGTAATTGATGAAGGCAAACCAATTTTTTCCTTTTGGCTTAATTTGTTCCAATGGTAAACCAAATAGAAATAAAGTTCAGTGTGAGCATGACTTACTTTCTCAGGATGCTGGAATCTAAACTCAAACCAGGCATCTGTTAATTGATACCCATTCATGCCAACATCTTGCTTAATTGTTTAAAAAGATAGATTGCCTCCTTTGGACTTAATTTGTCCAAATGATCAGAATACTTATCTATAAGCAATCGATAAATCAGGACTAACTCCCGATCATAAAGGCCATTAGTTTGCCTTTGTAAACTTTTAATAAATTCAGGCTCTTGCCTAATTTGATTAATAATGTCATTAAGTTCCATAAATAAAAAACCCCATCCGGCTTTCCTGTGTGAGACCAGCGAACCTATTACGCTGCACAGTACGACCGAATGGGGATTTTAATGTCTTCATAGATTTATTTAACCCGGGTCTCAATCGGGGTCTTTCGACATGCAAATATAATTACTTTTTCAAATGCTCATCAAAATTATTGATGTACTCAATGAACTTATTGACCTCATCCTCTTCCATATCAAATATCTGCCAAACCAAGTCAATGATTGAACTGTTAATAGTATCCTCAGCCTCTGCCATGTCTTGTCCTAATTGCTGGTGCAGGAACTTCTCAAACTCAACAGAGTGATGAAGAAGCCTATTGAAGTGAAGCTTAACATCATGCCTTAGAGCCTTATCAGAATGCTTGATGACAAATCCGGTCTCAATGATGCCCCGAACAAAGCATGTGAATTTGCTAAAATCGTTTTTCATTTTCTGAGGCAGTGAAAAAATAGAACAGTCATGGCAAGAGCAAAAACAGTGATGGAAAAGGTTACTAATCTCCAGTAGTAATACTCCTTTTGAAGTTTTAAATAGTCTTGATTCGTATGGTTAAGCTTGAGCAGATTGTCCTGATTCAATTGCTTGACCTTAGCATTCTGCTCTTTGTGATAATCTCTTGCTCTTCTGTGATTGTCAGAGATTCGCCTGCACTCAGCAAGCTTGTCATAAAGTTCTTGGCTCATGTTTGATTTATTTTTTTGCAAATAAAAAACCAATTAAGCCAACAATCAAAATAAATTATCTGAAAACCATAATGGTGTTCTTAAACCACCATAGACTTGCTGAATTGCGGAGTGCCTTAGTGGCTGCCTCATCAAGTGTGTATGCTCTTAGATGCATTTGATCAATGATGTATTCATTGGTTTGGCAATTTACATGACCATCACCATTCTGCCCAGGAACTGCCCAAGAAAGTATAATTAAACCTTTGGCATGCTTGGCAACATTATCAAGATAGATACTTTCAAACTCTTCCGGGATATGCTCACCAACTTCCAAAGACATCACACAATCAAACTTCTCGCCTAAGTCAAATTCAACTGATAGGTCCTGAGTTCTTCCAGTGCCTAATGTAAGAGCATAGGTGTTAGGATTGCCATCATAAGCTTGGCAATAAATTCCAGCAAGTCTGAACAACTCAGGATAGTAACCCATGCCACAGCCAAAATCCACAAGAGTTTTTAACTCTTCTTTCTTGAGCATTGCAAGAATAGCCCTTGCAAGTTTTACATCATGATGATGACCCTCAGCAGTTTTATTCTCCCAAAAGCCTTTCTGATTTATTTTCATTCTGATTTATGTTGTAGTACCAATCAATAACAGTAATAACTTCATCCAGTGACCAACTCACAAGCACAAGCCAATTCTGCGCTACTAATTTATCAAGAAAAGCCAATTGTAACTCTGATGGCTTATTGTAGCCTACCTTTAATTCTATGGCTAATCCTGAGAAGCCTTTAAGCTGATCAAGAATGAGACAGTCAGGCACTCCTGGTTTAGTTCCCATTGCTTTTAGTTTACTTGCCTCTATGGCATTCCTACTTCCTCCATTCGGGCAATGAAACCAAGTAGCCTGTAGATTGTCTAAATACTTGGCAACAGATTTCTGAAAGTCATCCTCTTTGCCCACATATTTCTTAAAGCCACCGGATAGGTCAATCAGTGGCTTATTGTGTAAAAATTCAAAATAGAACCCTGCCATAAATTTCTTGCAATTACATTTGCAAACCTAAGCCAATTAGAATTAAAAAATGATATCTTTAAAAATGAGTGACTTCTGCCGGAAGTTTAACATTCCTCAGCATAGATTCAGCAGATACAAGTCAGCCTTTGCTATGATTGCAATGGAGGGCTTTCAAAAGCCTTGGGTGCTTGTGAATGAATATAACAAGGCAATGGTCAAGGAGATTCTATCTATCAAAGGCACAAGGCCAAAAAAAGATAGGCTGACTTATGAGGCATACAAGTCAAAGTATAATCTGACTGTTGATCACTTCCAAAAAGTGTGGCACAGGTTGCACCTGGAAAACTTGGATGGCAAGATGATGATTGTGGACAGCAAGCAGAATTATGCCCTTTTGAAGTATGGGAGGATCTACCGAAAAAAAACTTAAAATATTTTTGCAGATATATTTGCAGATATAAAAACAAGTATTACTTTTGTCTCACTGCAACGGAGCAGCACAAGTTCAAAACATAACCAAACAAAAAAATGACAATTGATCAATGGATTAATAATTGCAAACAAGTAGCTTATCACAATTCAGCTATTAATCGCAAAACTGAAGAATCTCCTAAAGAATTTTATCGTAAAGCCTTAGAGGTGATTAAATATTATAGAATTGCTAATAGTCACAATGTGCTTACAATACAGGCTTATTGCAATTTAATGGGTTATTCAACTTTGAAATAACACCTCCCATTTTTCTCCTTACCATCATGCAACTTCCTGAAACACCTTTCAAAGAGAATCTTTATCACCTCTTAAGATTCTTTGCCTTCTTAATTTTCGCAATGGCTATCACATCCTTTTAATTTTTATAAACAAACCAAACATGGCAATTATCGCAAAAAGTTCAGGCGAATCATCTCAGAGAGAATTGATCGCAGCAGGTACATACCTCGCAAGA